CGCTTCAGCCAGCCTTGCAAGCTGCGTTTCAATCGCGCTCATACGTGCTTCCTGCTGTTCCCCGGCATCATGGGCCACGCGAATGCGGTCTGCTTCCGCCAGGTAGTACGGGAAGTTCTGCGCCCACACGTCCGGTCGCATGGCGGGAATGGTATGCACGTTGTTGAAATAGTGCTGCAGTGCCACATTTGCGCCCAGGCGGTTCGCCAGCATGGGATCACCGCTGCGGGCCGCAGTCATGGCCGCCTCACTCAGTTCGTGTAGGAAGGCCAGCGTCGCCTTCTGATCTACTGCCATTTTCATCACCTCACGGGTAAGGGGCGGGTGTTACGCCGCCCCTGATGTCACAGGCCGCCGCTAGTTGACGGTCGGCTTCGTGCTGCTGTTGCTGAAGAAGGCGAAGCGGTCGTCCCGCATGCCCACACCGTAGAAGTTGCGCACCCGGAAGCGGATCACATCACGGTCCATGTAGGTGGTCGTGGCTGCGTTCGCGCCTTCCTGAAGCACCTGCAGCGGCATGACGCGCTGGAACACGATGGCGCGGTTGCTCTCCAGCAGTGCCCACTCGTAATTGCTGCCAAACTGCGGCGACACAATCACGCGGCGCACCACACTGAAGAACGGGTTATTCAGCCCCTGGCCATGCACAATCACGGCGGTGGTGTCACCGACACCGCCCACCTGCGTGCTGCTCAGCAGCTGACGAACGCCCCACTCCAGCTTAGGGGAAACAACCAGCGTGTCCGGCATGACGTTCAGGTACACGCCGGTTTTGCGGTCTTTCATCGTGCGCAGAATGTTGAAGGCGGTAATCAGCCCTTCCGGCGAGAAAGTCAGCGTCTGCGTGTTCGCGCCGCCGTCATTGTCTCCGGTCGTGCTGTTGCGCGTGTAGTTGGCAGTCGTGGTCAGGACATTCATCACGTCCTGTTCCTCAGTCAACCGCGCTGCGCGCCCCAGCAGTTCCGCCGTCTCGCGCACCTTGCCCACCTGATCGAACATCTGCATTTCTTCGGTGACTTCGACCAGATAGCCGCGCTTGAAATTGCGAATGATGATCCCACTGTCGAATGACGTGGTAGCCGATGGATACGGCTGGCCCTCATCCACAACGGGCAGCAGGCCAAAGGGACTATCCTTCAGGTATTCTTCCTGCTGCTTGTTCGATCCCACCTGCCGCACAAACTGCGGGTAGGTCACGACCATTTCGTTGTAGCTGCTGAAAAGGTCGGTCTGAATGCCCATGCGCAGCGCATCGGGGAAGTTCGTCGTGTGCATATTCCCGGCGGGCGCTTCCAGCAGGGCCTTTTCGGGATCGATGGTCAGCCGCCCGCGCGCATCGCGGGGATACGGAACCATCGCCTCCGCCAGTTCTGCGCCCTTCGCATCGTGTTCAATCACGGTTTCGCGGATCGTCTGGCTTTGAACGTCCAGGATGTCGAGTACTTTGCTTGTGTTAATGGTCATCGCTGCACCTCCTAGTACCAGTCCGCGTTGCGATCCCACAGGACGATGGTCATCTGACCTGCGCCTGCAGTGCCGCCCACCGCCGGCTGCGATGCGATAATCTGCGCCACAGCACCACTACCCGCGCTTACGCCTGTACCGCCCGACACCGCGCGCGGCAGTGCGGTCGCCCACGACGCGCCCACGCCGGTCGCGCCTGACACAAACGATCCACTGCCGGTCGTTGCGGGATAGGCCAGCAGCCCCGCCGACGCCAGCCCGCTAAATTCAGCGCTGACCTGGAACACGCCGCGACGGGCGACCAGCAGGGCCGAATTAACGACCGGGCGACCTGCCCAGTCATACGCCGGATTGCTGTCCAGCGCGATACCGATACCCGATGCCTTCCAATAGGCGACGCCGGTGTTCACCGCAATTGCGGCGGAACCGGAAAACGCCATGTAGTCGCCGGGGTGTACTTCCAGCGCGGTTGTGCCAGCGTTGACCATGACATACTGACTGTCTGCCACAGGGATCGCTGACATTGCGCCTTTTGCTGTTACGGTCATTTCGATGTCTCCATGATTTGCCGCACGATGGCCGCGTGTTCTTCAGGGCTGCTGGCCGCGCCTAAGCGCTGGCGCAGCGCCTCAATCGTGTTCAGTGGCTGAACCGGCAACTGGTTATTCACCCGCTGCCCTGCCCCGGTCACAGGCACACGATGCCCCGCACTGCGGGCCTTCCTACGTTCGCTGTCAATGATGTCAGCCCAGGCGGATACATCCGCCTTAAGCAGTGTTTCGCGCAGGCTGGTTTTCCAGTCCGCCGGAAGGGTAATCCCTTCCATGACGCGCCATACGTCGCGCTCATGCCGTAACGCTGCAATCGTTTCAGCGTCCGCTACACGTGCGGTTTCAAGCGCCTCAATTTGCCCCTGCGCGGTATTCAGATCCGACTGCAGACGCTCCGCCAAAGCGGTGGCTTCCGTAAGCGCCTTGTCCTGTCGGACGGTTTTCATTTCGTTCTGCACACGGCGCACGAAGTCGGGCCGTGATTGAAACCATTCCTCAAACGTCATGGCTTGCAGCACGTCGCGCGTCAGGCTGTCGCTGTCACTGGCAACCAGTGATTCCCAGCCCCCGCCCGCTGCCGGTGTGGTCACATCGTCCACGCTGTTCACAGCGGTGATCGCTTTCACAATCAGCGCCCCGTCATCACCCGATGACGCTTTGCCTACTGCGTTTATGCTGGCTCCCAGCAGCGACGCCGGCGCGCGCCCTTCGACGATCTCACGCACCAGCGCCCATGTATCCTCACCGGCCTGATTGCGCGTGAAATGCCGTGTGGCCCACAGCGCACCCTCACGGTATTCCACATTCGTTAGCCAGCCGGTCAGGTCGCGCACACTGCGTTCAGGCCGGTCGCGCACGTCAGTGCGGCTGGGATGATTGGCATAGGTCTGCCGTCCTTCAAACAGCCCCGCCGCAGCTTCTAGCACGCTCTCACCGTATACCCGGTTATTCTTCGACTTACCGGCGGCAATCAAACGCTGGCGCACCGTCCGATTGTCGATGTCGATCTGCGCCTCGGTTAAGTCCAGCGCCTCGATAATGACTTGTGTTTTCATCCCCACTCCCCCGCCTCATCTGGCAGCGCCCCTATGCGCGGGCTGTCCAGCTTGCGCGGCGCTGTGAATGTATTCAGCAGATACAACAATCCCGCCGCCGCCGCCCATTCCTCGAACGACTGTTCCGGCGGTGCGTCCAGAATGCCCGCCCCGGCCAGTAACGCCGGGTTGATTTCCGGTATGATGGTGCATCGGCAGTTCGGATGTGCGGGCGGCCTGTATTGCTCATTCAGCCCGTACAGCGTGCCGTTCAATCCGCGACACGTCGGGCAGACGCGCTCATCCCGCGCCGCCAGCCAGCGATAGCCCACCAGCACATTTTCGTTTTGCCGAAAGATTTCAATCGCACCATCGTTCGATGCCTTGTTGACGACCGTGCGCGTAATGGTCTGCACACGGTTGAAATTTGACCATGTGCCTTGCAGAATAGTGGCCTGCCCGCGCCGGTAGTGCATCCAATCTACATCCAGCCCCAGCACATCCCGCACCCGGCGCATAATCTGATCGGTGCTTTCACCCGCATTCATGCCGGTAAAAATAGCGGTTCTCACCCGCACTAGCGCGTCGTCCAACTCGTTCCCGTAGCGCTGCCATAAAACGCCTGTATTCGGGATTGTGCGAATCAGGTCTGTGTATACATCCTCTTGCATCAGGCGTTCGGTGTCTGCCACAATGCGCTCAAACGCGGGTGGCCGCGCTGCGACAGGCGTGATAATCGTGCTGTCCAGCAGCCACGCCCGCCCCATAAAGCCGAGATACCACGCTTGCAGAATGCCGCGTATAGCAATCTCAAGCATCGGGGCGCGCATGGCCTCAATGCGCCGCCGCGCCATGTCTGCCCACTGCCCGCTTGCGCGTCCCGCAACAGGGAGATCGTCAGCATCACGTCGCATGGCTTGCCATGTATCTCGATATAGCTGCGCCAGTTCAACCACTGCCGCATCTTCCGCAACCATCACGCGCCGCTTGATGTATGTTTCGGCATAGCGGGCGGCCATGTGGGGCATATCTGCCGCCCGCACCCAATCCGGGTCAAGCAGTCGTTTGGCTTGCGCCTTCGT